GTTGGATAGTTCAAGACCCAGAAAAAGACAAAGCGACCTTATTAGGGATGTCAGTTGAAAAAGGGGATTGGGTTACAGGTCAGAAAATTGAAAACGCAGAGGTTTGGCAAGATGTAAAAAACGGAAAATTAACAGGCTTCTCAATTGAAGCATATTTAGAACCAGTATTAATTAATAACAAAACAGAAATGACAAAAGAAGAAATCGACGCACGAATTAAACGTGTGTTAATGGAATCTCAGTTAGGTACTAAGTACACAATTGAGGACAAGGATTACTATATCGACAAGATGGAAGTCGGTGGTGTAGTAACTGATGGTGATGGAAATCCAATTGCTAACGCAGAGATTGAAATCGAAAAAACGAAAATTAAAACAGATGACAAAGGTGTAATTACTGATGCAGTTGAGGAAATTGAAAACGCAGACGAACCACCAGTTGATAAGACTGCTGAACTTGAAAAAATCATTGAAGAAAAAGACACTGAAATCAATGACTTGAAAGCGAAGATTACTGAGTTAGAAACTAAGAAAACTGAAATGTCTAATGAAGTTGTAGCTGCTAAACAAGTTGCTCTAGAAATGGCTGAGGAAATGAAAAAAGGAATCAAGCCAGACGAAAAAAAAGAAAAGAAGTACGAAGAAATGAGTAACGCAGAAAAGGTAAAGTTTAATCGTGGTAAATAATATGAGCGACGATATAAAAGAACCTAAAGCGGAAAAATTCTTAAATCCGTTTGATGTTGGTGTTACTTACGCAGACTTTCAAAAAGCATTAGGAAAAAAATCAGTTGCGGAATATTGCAAAGGAAAATTAGAAGACGAGCAAATTGCTTGGTTAGAAAAAGAATTATCAATTTTAAAAACACAATAAAATGGCAGTAACTTATACAGGTACAAAAACAGAAGCTGGTGAGTACGCAGAAATCGTACAAGAAATCTACGCAGATTCTCCTACGTTTAGAGGGGAAACAATCGAGATTGTAGAAGGGCATAAATCAGGAATGGACATTTACGAAAGTTCAGCTGAGATTACTTTTACAGCGGCGAATTACGGAGCGGTTACGGCTGACAACGTAAATTTAAAAACTCAAAAATCAATCGTAAATCTTAAGACGTTTAACGTTGAGGGGATTATCGACGAGAGTTCTTTAAAAGGAACAAGATTTGAAAAATCAATGAAAGCTGGTGCATACAATGTTGTATCGGATGAATTCGATCAAAAAGTTTTAATTCAAGTAACTCCAGCAGTAGGTGCTAAATTAGAGTCATGGGTTTGGGATGGCGCTACAACTGCAACAAAAGCAGCTATTGCGGCATTAGTTCCAGGAGCTGGACAAGGTGCTATTTCTGCGGGTGCGCAAACTTTAGTGGCAGCAATGCCAACTACTTTATTTGATTCAATTCCTGCAACGATGTTGTACAACGATTCACAATCAAAAACAACTCCAGGGGCTGGATTAGGAGATTATTTAAAAGTTGCTGGAACAACTGTAACTGCTGCGAATATCGTTGCTGAGTACGTTAAAATTTATAACGCTATTCCTAACGATGTGTTAGTAATGACTGGTGATGATGCTCCAATTATTTACGCACCGAAAGCGCACTACAAATTAATCAAAACGGTTAACAGAGTTCAAGGAGCAGCGTTACAAGAAAACTTTATCGGAGCTTCGTTTAACGATATGTATTTTAACGATGTTAAAATTGTATTTGTTGACTTGGTAGGGTTTGCAATTGTAGCGCAAAAGAAAAACCTTAAATTAGTTATGGACTTATTGTCTGATTCTTCTCAATTAATTATCGAAAAAGAAGCTAACGCTTCAACTCGTAGAATTTTGAAATTAATCAACACTATGACTACTTGGGTTGTGAAACAAAAATGGAACGTTTTATATAACGGATAAGATGGGATTAACAAAATCAAGAGTAGTAAGCCGTACAGCCCCTATGAAAGGGGTTAAGGCTATTGCGTTTGCTCCGTATGACCCTAGCGATTTAGTAGTTAACACCGTAACAGGTGTTATTACTTTACCTGATGCGATGACAACACCGCCAGCAATCGCAAGAGTAGGGGTAAAAGCAACTGGTAATAATGTTATTGATACAGGCACATTTGACGAAGCAACTCGTACAATTGAATATGCGGGTGTTAATACATTCTTTATTCCTGGTAACGATATTTCGCTTAGAAACGAAATTACAAGTTATGCGGGTATCTTAGTAACTATGTTTATTGAAGATTATAACGGTAAAATTTACTGTTTAGGTTCTCAAAATGGTTGCGATGTAATGACCTTAGTAGGAGGAACTGATAACCAAGGTTTTCAAGTTACAGTAAACTCAAAAGAAAAAGAGCCGATGTACGAAGTTACAGGAGCGGGAATTACAGCTTATCAAACAGCTATATTGCCATTAACTTAATAATTAAAAACCCTCTCTATAAGGGAGGGTTTTTTTATAAAACATTCGTATGCATATTTTAAGAAAAAATACAGACCCTGTCTTTGAAATCGTACCACGTAAAGTGTTGGATATTTCTAAGACTTATTTTTTTAACTTAAAAAATGAATACACTAATGAAGTTCAAGAAGTTGCTAGTTAAGTTGAATTACTTCCAAATGAAAATTACACTATTACTTTTTCAGAATTTCCAACAGGAAATATAAACGAAAAAATATCTTTTGAACTCAAAGAAGAAACTACAAACGATATTGTTTTAATCGGTCAAATTATGATCGTCGATGAAGATGAAGTAGTTCAAGATTATAGCAAAAAAACAAATTTAAAATATAGCCGATAATGTCAAAAGGTAGTAAAGTAGAAGTGATACATATGTCCGCTTACGAAACTGGAATTGAAAAACCAAGTGTCGGAACTAAATATACGCTTAACGGAAAAAACAACGATAATTTTAAACGTTATCAAGATTCTTTTGATGATTCTCCAACGAATGCTTTTATAATAAAAACTATTGTAAATTATATTATTGGTGATGGCTTAGAAGATAAAAGCGGAAATATAAACCCGCACGAATATATTTCTAAGCAAGACTTACGTTTGATTTGCCACGATTTTAAATTATTCGGTTCGTCTTTTCCACAGGTTATAAACTTTCAAAAGAAGCCTATTAAAATTAAGCACACACCGACTATGCGAGTGGGTTTAAACATTCAGACCAATTCGAAAGAAAATAACTTTATGGAAGTTAATGGTTATTGGTGGTGTTGGGATTATAAAAGACAATATGAGTTTGCTCCAAAATTTTATCCTATGTTTAGTAAATTGGAAAATGAAAATCCGATTGAGATAATGCATATTAAACAATTATCAAGCGAACCTTATTTTCCTTATCCTGATTGGTTTAGTGGATTGAAAAGTGCAAAAATTGAAAGCTCTTTAATTGACGATGCAATTAACCACGTGCAAAGAGGTTTTCAAGGTAAAACCGTTATTAATATTAACGGTGGTTCAATGATGACTGAGGATGAAAAAGTAGAAATTAAGTGCAAAGTAGGAAAAGAATATACAGGTACTGAGAATAGCGATGGTGTTATTATTTCTGTTAATGAAAGCGCGGAGGATGCTATTATAGTTGACACAATCGAACCACGTTCAAGAAACGAGCAGTTTGTTACTTATGATGAGGTTTCTGAGATTAAATTAATGGCAGCGCACTCAGCAATGAATATTTTATTTCAGCGCCCAGGTAGTTCAGGTTTCTCAAATAATGCTGATGAAATAGCAACCGCAACTGATTCGTTATACTTAGGTGTTATTAATCCAATGCGTGAAATATTATTAGAGGGATTGAGTCAAATATTCAAGAAAATCAATCCGTTATGTGAGTTAGATTTCGTAAATTTCGGACAAGAAAAAGCTATAGTTTCAGACGTAGCAGACGAAGGCGGAATTATAGATGATGTTACGGCAAATGCACAGGCTAGTTTGAAAGGAAGTGTCGGAGGTGTTCAATCACTATTAGAAGTTCAGGCTTCATATGCAGCAGGAACAACAACATATGAGAGCGCAATCGCTATATTAGATTTAATTTTTGGATTTAACCGTGAGCAAGCCGTTAGATTATTAGGAAATCCAGAAAAAACAGAACCAATAATACCACCTACAAATGAGTAAATACTTAATCACAATAGAAGATGTTGCTTTATTAAGTGGCTTCGATGGGAATATAGATAATGATTCGATAAACCCTTTTATTTTCATGGCTCAGCGTAACGATATTAAACGAATTTTAGGTAAAGATTTGTATAATAAAATAGTTGATGATTTTAACGCAGCTACTTTGGAAGGGTATTACTTAGATATTTATTCTAATTACATATCTGTTATACAAGCGTACTATACTTGTTCTTATTATCTTCAATTAGGAGTAGCGAAAGTTTCTCAAAATGGGGTTTATTTAGTTACTCCTGAGAAAACAGAACAACTTACAGACGAAGAAAGAAACAAAAAGGCGGATATGTACGAAAAGTTAGGTACAGGTTTAGAAATAGAAT